ATAACTGCTGTTGCGACATCGTAGACATATAACCAGCGAAGTTGTCCCACTGGATTGAGACAGACTGAACTGGAAGATACCAGTCTCCCTGAGTAGCATCCGAATATGTAGTCGGTTTCGCATACACTACCAGCATATCAGGGATTTGAGGAAGCGTAATCGTCTGCGTAGAATAAACCACATTCGTAGAACCAGAAGAAATCGCAGTGTTGCTCGTCGTAATGTAGCGTGGGAACTCCATATACGGAACAACTGACTTGGGAGGAAGAGGCAGAGACAGAGATGGCGTTAGGAACAGCAAGTCAAGTTTAGAGTTTTGGAAAGCACCACCAGTCACGGAAGTGTTGTAAGAACTCGTTAGAGTAATACCAACACTCGTCCCACCAGTCCCATCACTCGTTAATACCTTCAAGCAGACTGCCTGACGCTGACGAATAAGGCGACACGTTGAAGGGTCTCGCATATTCATCGTCCATTGAATATTCTGGATACCAAAAAGTCCAGTATCACGCTCCTTAACATCGTTGAAGATAAAGGGAGACAAGACCAGTTTCTCGGTAAAGTAAGGGGCAACGAACACATTGATAGAAGTGATTGCTGTTCCAGACACCGCAAGAGTTAGCGAACCATCATCGTTGAAAACAAGAGTAGAAGAGGTGGAAGTCGCAGGAGAACACTCCCAGTATGTTCCAGGAGCATACGCAGAACCAGACACCGCAAAGGTATTTGCTGATGTCTTGGCGACATACGGAATACCAGACGAACTCCACGCTTGTTTGGGGTCGCCACTCGTCCAAGCAGATGAGTTCGGTGCTTCTTCCTGAATTGAGGCACTCTCACCATAAGTTCCATAAGTAGAGTTTACATAACGGAAGTCATCCGTCGCCAAAGCAAATGTATCCAGTTTTGAAGGTGTCGTTCGTTGAAGCGTATTCGCACGAATATCTACCAGACGCAGAACCTCCTTCAACACATCACCAGAGTTAATCACTACATTCGTGTCGTTAATCGTTGCCTGAATTGTAGAGGTAAGCGATTGAAGAGGGAACGCACACCATCCCCACCAAGTATCGTTCTGCCCTGATGTCCCAGAAGGATTACCAATTGTATAAGTAGAACCAGACGCAAAAGAACCAGCAACATTAAGAGTAACACACACCTGCGACGACCAGTTTACTGCTCGGTCAACAAAGGTCGTCTCGCTCGGCACTTGAACGGAGTAGGTATGCTGGGAGGTCGTCTGCGAGAGTGCCTGAAAGGGAGCATTTGAAACAGACAACGCACCCTTATCTACTGCGAATCGTGGGCGAGACTGGACGATACGACTATCATAAACGGCAACCTTCTCAACATCAGCACTCGCCATTTTATATTAAGACAGATAAAAAGTTTTTGGGGAAATGGAACGACTACTTTCCACCATTGCGTTTGCGGAACAGGATTTTCAAGGACACGCTGGACTGGTTGAATAGGGTCAATGGGACGAGTTCGCCAGTAAGTCGGTGCTTCCAGAAGACTGAAATATTCATCTCTCGCACATCTACCTGACTTGTTCCAAGCGAGGTCAAGCGATACTCAGCAGACGGCGTGTAAGAAATAAACTGGCGGTAATCCCCTGCGGTCGCCATCGGCAAGGAAATGTCTGTAATGATAGGCGTGAATGCGTTAAGAGAAGTATTTTGCGATGTATTATTCCCTGAGTTGAGAACGACTGGGGCAGAGATATTTTCAGGTAGAGTAGGAAGCAGAGTAGAACAGAATACAATAGAGGCAATGGGAGACCAAAGCGAACTCGTAGAAGCATAATCCTGCGTCGCAATGAATAACACCTTTGGATACGCAGAGTTCAGCGTTGAGGTCGCCACAATCGTTCCACTCGTCGTATTGAACGCATACGGATTATACGAGGCAGTCTGTTCGTTAGAGCAGACAATCAGGTTATCCATTCCATTGTTGCTGACCGCTTCCAGTCCATAGTAGATGTTGTTGAAGTTTGTAAAGAGACCAAACATATTGGAGTTGAAGAATAACGAGAAGTTCTCATTCGCAATCGTTCCTGATGTATTACAGAGGCGTTGGTCTTGATTGATTGGACTTACGATATTTAGAGTATAACCAGATTGAACTGATGATACAAGAGCATTCAGGTAAGTATTTGTATTACAACCGAACCCATAACTATCAAATGCGATACTGAATAGATTTGTATTTTGGTTATACGATACAACAGGAGGATTTGAAATGAGAGTAATTGTAGTTCCTGTTGAAGCAGTCAATTGAGTTGCGACTGCGGTCATAACATCTGTTAGAGTTCTATTGACGCAATCAACCCAATGCTTATATGTATAGCACCACCAATACTTATCGCTTATTCGCTGATTGATTGTTCCATCTGGATTTACAGAAGGTTGTGGAACATCTGTCGTTTCAGGATACCAAGTAATAAACTTCGTAACTGGTGTAATTGTATAAGTTGTAGTTCCTTTCGTATACTGACCTGCGATTGTAACAGAATAGATTGTATCATACAAAGTATTGATTGGAGTATAAGGTTGGATTTCAACTGGGGTTGGAGAACTTCGTGTAATACTTGAAGAAAAATTGTTTGGGAAGGTTACAAAGTTCGGTGATGGAAGCACAGGATTACCATCTGTTCCTGGTGGTGATGTAACCCAACCGCCAAACAAAGTCGCAGACCCCAATGTAGCATAAGTCGTCTGGTCGTAAAACAAAAGTGCTTGATAATGAGTTGGATAGTTTAATCCTGTTCCTGAATAGTTGAATACAATGGATACATTGTTCGTATTTGAAACATAACTTACTGAAACAGATGTCGGTTTGTATGTAGAAGCAGTGCCTCCTGATAACGCAGTTGTAATCGCACTTGATAAAGCGGTAAGAAATGAACTTGTCGTATAAGTTCCAGTCGTGATTGTAACAGCATAGGTAAGTTGTATAGTCTGTGCTGTGTCTGGATATGTAATATAGAACAAGTTATTCGTTCCACTGACTACAACTGCTTCTGTCGTATTGGATTGAACTTTGTTCGCAATTGGAATGAATAAGGGCAAATCCTTATTTGCTCCGTTAATCGTAAAGCGAACGATTGAGAAGTTATATTTAGAAGCATCCGCAAGAATTGGTGTGCTTCGTGTCTCCTCAAACTTTACATTGGGGTCGCTTCCAGTTCCGGTATCTACCTGCGACGAATTGATTACATCAAGGTTATAGTAAATCAACTCATTACTAACCTCTTCTGTATTTACGAACCGAACCTTCGTCGTCATCTTTGATTAAAGCAGAGATATTATTTACTTGCCGATTAATGAGTAAACGAAATCTATTACAAATTGGTCTGGTGTTTTACCGCTTTCCCTAATCATTTGACGATACTGCGGTTCTTTGAGTGCTTTATAGTATAATCGTGTAATACAATGCTTTCCACAAGTATTTGTTTGTGGTGAATGCGACTGATACGGATATGGATTGTAAAGTATCGTATATTTACTATTTCGCAGTAGATTAGAAAGTAGTGGTTGGTCTTCGTGTAGATTGACTAATTCATTGTGCGATAACCATTTGCGTTCGCCATCAGGTCTGTATCCACCATAACTATCCCAGTATTCAATTACATTTCCTCGTTTCATCAAACAAGTCCAATGTCCGTGATACAAAGAACTCGTTAAAAATAAAATCGCACAACGACCTTGCTTATCAAACAATTCATCAGCAGACCTTACTTTTCTAAGGTCAGGATAATACAGAAAAGGTTTCAAACCCAATGCGTCCTGAAAATCTACATCACTAATAGAGTAAGATTTTAGTTTATCATAATCACTGCCTCCTGTTGCGGTTGGGGTTAATTTTTCATCAACGAACTCTTTAAAAATCGTATTTGTGTCTTTATAATATTTTGCTATATCTGGAAATCTTTTTTGTATGTTGCTGAATGAATCCTTGTAAAACTTAAATGTGGTTAATAAATCTTTCACTAACAATCCATTAAGAACACGCTTGGATTTTGGAATACCTGTTTCCGCCATTAATGTATTTATAATACTTTCGGCATTGTCTTTTATTGATTTATAAG